ATCTCAGTTATTCCGTGTCCTTACGACTTGCCACTGCACTTTTCAGTGCTACATACATCAGCGTTTTATTTAGCTTTCCTCTCCCAAGAGAAAATCTTCGAAGATAAAGTTGACATCTTCTGGAGTCAGGTGAGTTTTATGCGTAGCGGTTAATAGATAGCCTGGTGTCCATCCATCGAATGATCCGCCTAGATTAAGCCATCGACATCTTTCACTTACGCTTATTCTATCTTTATTTTTATATACAACATGACCTGTTTGTGTCTCATAGACACCATACATCTTGTCTTGTTCAATTACTCGATAGTTTATCATGTAAATTCCTTAAAAGCTTCTTTTAGTCTTGCACCAGTATTAGTCTCATCAAATACAGGTCCATCTAGAACGTCATCTTGTGCTTCTTGCTCTGCATCATATAGTCGCATCTTTGCTCTATCAACTCCAAGAACAAAACGTCTATTGATGTTAGGATCACTATATCTATTCTTAAGTTGCTTAACCATTATCTGCCCAAGGTCTTGGAGTTCCTCCGTAGAGATAAGAGCAAACATAAGGTCGGCCGTTGCCGGCAACCCAAACGATTCAGATGTGTCCTCAAGCCCGATGTCTGATGAGGTAAATCCTGATCGAGTAGTCTGTGTAGCTGACACCACTGGCACGCCAAACTCAACTGCGAGTCCACGAAGCTCTTCGGCAATCGCTTTAACATACGTGTAAGAGTTAACATTAGCACCATGCCTCAATCTTGATGACATACAAATATTGAGATAGTCAATATAGATAATGTCTGGTTTAAATCCACGTTTAAGCTTAAGCTCATTTAGTAGATGCCTGAAATGACCTGCACCTGCTGATGCAGTAGGGTACTCTTTAATAATAAGTTTACCTGTAGTCTTATTAGATACACGAGACATCTTTTTCTCATATGCATCTTTAGGGAGTACTTTTAACTCATCCATAGTCACATTAAGTAGGTTAGCATCAATACGTTCAGCAATCTTCTCTTCAGCCATCTCCATAGTAATATAGAGAACATTTTTAGTGTTCATAAGATTAGAAGCAGCACAATGACACATGAATAATGACTTACCTACACCAGTACCTGCCAATGCAATATTCAATGTTTTATTAGGTATTCCACCTTTAGTAATCTTATTAAAGAAGTCTAGATCAAAAGGGATACGCGATTCTTTACGTTGATAGAAATCGAACCTCTCTTCAGCGTCTTCAATAAAATCATGACCGATATGACTATCAAATGAGATCGCAAGAGCATTAGATAAGATCTCAGGTATCATACCCGTCTGCTGCTCTCCATTCTTATCATCAATGATCTTGATACTATCCATAATAGCATTATAGACAGCTTTTTCCTGACAGAACTTCTCTGACTGATCTACTAACCAGTTCATGTCAGTATCTTTATCGTATGTTAGACCATCAATTAATTCACGAGCGTTTTTAAATTGCTCATCGGATAAATTATTACGCTCACTCAGATCTATCTGCAATGCTTCTTTAGAAGGAGCATTGTTATACTTAGAGACGTACTGCTCGATAACTTCGAATACAGTACGTTCAGTTAAATTTTGAAAATAACGTTTATCACAAAATGGAAGTACTTTACGTAAGTACTCTTCATTATGAATTAGATTCGATAGTATCGTCCGGTCTATCGTCAAGTTCAATCTCCTCATCACCACCATACATAAACTCTTTACGAGCAGCTGCTTCTAGTTTCTCCATAATATCTGGAGTAAAGTATTTCTCTGGTTCACTATTAATAGCCTTACCAAATACCTTTGTACCATCAGGCATCTCATATCGTGTAGATACCTTCTTAATAATATCATGCTGCTCCGCTAGATCAAGCAGCCCATAATACCTATCAAGGCCTTTTTCATAACTTAATCGTACTTCTACAGTCTTATTCTCTTTTGAGAGTCTAGACTTATACATCTTAACCTTAACAATATTACCGATAATATCAGTACCGTCTTTTTCTTTCTTCTTAGTAAGCATAGCAATAGTAGATGCAGCATACTTAAGACCAGTACCACCACCAATCTCTTTCATAGGGATATACGATCCTACTACATCATAGACATGGTTAGTTACTAGCATTGGAATCTTAGCTTTAGCCAGTTTAAGAGTTAGAACTCGGAAAGTAGCTTTAATAACCTGAGCCTTAGTCATATCTCTAGTCTCTTTACCGTCAGTCGTATCTTCCATCTCTTTAGTAGTAGACAGAAGACCAAGAGAGTCTAGAACCATCATCATAGGAGGTCGTTTAGCTGTTTGCTCATAGGTTTCAATTACTTTTAGAGCATGATGTCTAAACTTCTGAATAGTATCAGGTTCAGCAATAATAACTCGTCTAGTATCAATACCTCTAGACTCCATCATCTCTTTAGTAACAGCAGCTTCAGTATCATAGTATACAACACCACCTTCAGGGTTGTCTTTAAGAAACTGCATCACTACACCTAGTACAAAGAACGTCTTACCAGTAGCAGATTCACCTGCAAAAGCAGTAATCTTATTATTAGGAGCTCCACCATAGAGACTGCCAGATAATGCTGCATTTAAAATATAAGAACCAGTATCAATAGTACCAGTAAACTCTGCTGATCCTGTACCATCAGCAGCAATCACGGTATCAGCATCTTTAATGTCTTCTACCAAGTTACGAAAAAAATCACTCATGCTTTATAAACCTCGTCAAGCTTGTCTCGGAATTGTTCAATTTTATCCAATCTATTTGGCCAATAGATATAATCCTTTTCAGGATTCTGCGCTAGGTTATTAAGTAGCGGCATAATCATATTATATAAACTATTAATCTTATCTTCAAGCACTAAAGTGCTTTGTGTTGCACTTTCTACTTGTTGGGAAGCTTCTTGTACTGCTTTCAGTTCATCTTCAGTAACAGCACTAAACCCAAAATCGAAATCGAAATCTGCCATTGTTAGCTCCAAAAGTCTTCTAAGGATGCTTGTTTCTCAACACGCCAACCAATAGCATCCACAATCGTTTTAATCGGCTCAAGAAAGGCTTTATTAAATTGAGTATCGTAATCAATATACTTGTTTAGACCTAGTTGTCTAGGAAGAGTATTGCTCACACTAATCACATTCTCACGAACAGGATTAGGTAATTTTAGATAACAAAATTTTACCTTATCACCTTCTTGAACAGGTTGATATCTATTTTGTAGTTTATGTTCGTTCAGAAGGTTGTTATATACGAGCGCTCCTCGTACATGGATAGGGGTACCTTTCCTATACAAACTAGCGGCGTCGATATATTTAGTCAATCCTTTACACCCTCTAGGAAAAGCAACATCTTCGAAAGGTAGAGTCTTGAACTCTTCTCTAAAGTCATCGATAAATCGAATTACTTCTTCTTCAGAACTATTCATAATAACTACTAGAGCTTCTTTAATCTTAGCTCGACAAGCAGACGGAGTAGAGGATCTTACTGCTTCAATACCCATAATCTTAAGTTTAGGTTCAGCATAACGTACACCTTCAGAGTCATGCACGTTCATAATATATCGCTTCTTAGCAGTCCAGATAGCTTTATCAGCGATATTCTCTCGCTTCATTACCATCTTCTGATCAAAGGCATTTACATACGTAGCAAGCTCTTTGTAGCACTTATCAATATACGGTTCGAGCTTTTCTGTACATACTCTATCGAGGAATGATACCACACGTTCTTGCGATACACTACTGCTATTTTCTTCCAGTCCCTCTCCCTTTTCAAACACTTGATTAACAAGTCTATCAAGAGTAATGTACATTGAGTCCGTATCGCAGGCAAGGACATAGTCTTCGCCTTCTGTCTTAAATAATCTATTGAGATATTCATTGATCTTCTTCTCCATCCATCGAATAGATAATTGACCAGACTTAGTAATAGCTTCTGCATACTTCAAATCAAACCATCTAAAGTATTGATTACCTAACGCGCCATAAGCACTATTCAATTGCACCTTCTTAGCTAATTGCATATTATGACATTGAGATATTTTCTTAGTAACCTCATATGAAGGATTCTTTTCGTATTCCTTCTTAGCGTCCAACATCTGGTTCTTCCAAGTGACTCGATCATCATACATCTTCTGCATTAGTTTCGGCAAGAAGCCTTGATAATCTTTGGTGAACATCCCTCCAGTAGCAGCTATAGTCAAATTCTCATCATCTAACTGCTCACGTATCTTTTCATCGTTCAACTTGCCATTAACAATATCTTCAATAAGGAGATGATACCCACAATTACGAACATACGTTTCTGGAGAGATGTTATATTGCATAATAAGGTGAGGATACAGAGAGTTCAAGTCAAAGGATACTACCCATTTATGCATACCCACTTGAGGATCTTTTACGTAAGCACCTTCTGCTTGACGTTCTTTATCCTTAAGTTTAAGTTGTGGGACGACCACCTTTTGAGAGAGGAGATAATTGTGTATGATGATGTCCCACATTCGTACTGACGTAAACGTATCTTGATAATTCACTTTACCATCATACGCAATCGCCAAAACTTGATCGATAAGCTTTAACTTATCTTCTAGACGTTCGACTAGTTCAACGTCTTTAATATTATAGTCAATAAACTTTTCATAGTCTTGCTTATACAGTTCAAGCAAGCTATCAAATTCAGAATAATCTAATTTACGTTCACCTAGTTCAACAGTAGCAATATGATCAAGTCTATACGACTCTTGCATAACAAAGGTAAACTTACGATAGAGTTGCATATAGTCAAGCACATTCAATCCAATAGGATCATATACTTGATGCTCTCTACCTGCGATAGTAATAGTACGTTCGTGTAGAATCTCCCATGGAGAGATCTTCTTAGCAAAGCCTTCTCCACATACTCTACGAATACGGTTAACAATGTATGGAATATCAAAGAACTCAACGTTCCATCCAGTTACAATATCTGGATCAATCTGACGCCATACATCTAAGAATTTCATAATGAGAGTAGCTTCATCAGCACATTTGATATAAGTTACATTCTCTTCTTTAGCAGTATATTCACCACAACCAAAAGCCCAGTACTTATTCTTATGTTTCATCGTGATAGCGGTGATAGGTTTATCAGCCTGCTCAATAGAAGGGAATCCTTCATCAGCTGCAACCTCAATATCAATATTTAATACACGAATTAAATCACGGTCATATTCAACAAGACCTGGATATTCATCCTGTAAATATACATACTGGAATTGAGTCAACCCATGAAAAGTAATCCCTTGTACATCCTGATACCTTTGCACGAATTCACGAGCTTCAGGTATAGATGCAAAATCAATACGATCTACAGGCTTACCCTGCAGCGTATGATAATCTGTATTACCAGTTTTAGAGTTAATGAATAGGTATGGATGATAATCTACTTTACGTTGCATACGAGTACCTTTATCGTATCCACGCAGAAGTAGCTTACCCTTATAGGAGTGTATGTTCGTATAGAAGTTCATTATGTAATAATAGCTGATTTTTGGTCAGAAGTCAACTAAAATTTTG